AATCTTGATATGATGTCATTTGATTCTCCTAAACTTGGTGAAAAATCTTTTACATTTCAACTTAAAGAAAAGTTAGGAGATAAAGTAAATCTTAAAACACCAAGAGAATCAATAAATATTGGAGAAATTGTATTTCCTTATATTACTTTTCAAAACCAATGTTTTACTAACTTACTAACTTATTTTAAATCAAAAGTAATTAAAGGTACATACAAAGTATTTAGTGAAATACCATTTGAAGAATTAGAAGTAATTGATGGATGTTATCAAGTGCAAAAAACTAAAGGTGTACAAAAGAATCTTAATATTGTACATCAAGGAATAAAGTTTGTATTTGGTACTGGAGGAATCCATGCTTGTATTGAACCAGGAGTATATGAAATAGATGATGAACATGAAATTATAGACATTGATGTTTCATCATTTTATCCTAATCTTGCAATTAAAAATAAATTATTCCCTGAACATTTAGGAGTAGAATTTTGTGATATTTATGAAGATAGATACTATGAAAGAGGTAAATATCCTAAAGGTTCAATACTCAATACTTCTATAAAGTTAGAACTTAATGGTGCTTATGGTAAATCTAACTCTAAGTTTAGTGTTTTCTATGACCCTAAGTACACTATGAGTATAACCATTAATGGTCAATTACTTATAGTTATGTTAGCTGAACAACTTATGGAAATATCTCAACTTTTACAAGCTAATACAGATGGTGTCACTATTAGAGTACATAAAAGTAATGTGTACATAGTTGAAGATATTATAAAATGGTGGCAAGAGTTAACTTCTCTTACTCTTGAAACTGCACATTATTCTAAGATGATAATTAAAGATGTATCTAATTACCTTGCTGTTTATACAAATGGTAAAGTAAAAAGAAAAGGTGCAGCTTTTAAAACTAAGAAAGAGTTGGAGTTACATGAAAATCATAGTGCATTAGTAGTACAAGAAGCTATTAATGACTATTTTATTTATGGTACAAATCCAATTGAATTTCTTAATTCATATCTTGAAAAAAATGGAATAATGGATTTTTGTTTAAGAGCAAAGATTCAAAAACAACACCAACTTGTACTTAGAACAGCAACTGAAGATATTCTTTTACAAAAAACAGTAAGGTATATTGTCGCAAATGAACAAGATGGAAATTCTCTTATAAAGATAATGCCACCACTTGAAAAGAAACCTGATAAGTGGAGGGAATCAGAAATAGAAGCAGGTTGGAAATGTATAGTACTCAATGATTTAAGAAATGTAAATCTTGAAGAAATAAAAGAAAAAATAAACTTAACTTATTACCTTAACGAAGTAAACAAAGTAATAAATGCAATTAACACGTAGGCAAATTGTACAAGAACAAGCAACAAATTCCATAATCAGTACTGATTTTAATGGAATAATCCATATTGCACCAAGAGTAGGAAAAAGTAAAATTGTATGTGATGCACTTAAAAAAATTACTGCAAAACACAAAGTGTTAATTACAGTTCCTTTTAATCCTATTATTGAATCATGGACTACAGAGTTTACTAAATGGAAACTCAAGAAATCACAAATGAAAAACATTAAAGTAATTAACCAAAGAAACTTAGATAAAGAAACTTTGACTAATTATGATATTATTATTTGTGATGAAGTACACACTCTTAGTGATGCACAAATAGCATTGTTAAAAGATGTAAAAAAGAATTACATGAATAGTGGTATAAACATACTTGGTGTTAGTGGTTCTGTTTCAAGTGAAACTGAAAAGATTTTAAAAAAAGAATTGAATCTTAAACCTATTTATACATATTCAATTGAAGATGCTATAAAGGATGGGATTGTAGCTAATTATGAAATCATTTTAGTACCTGTTAATTTAGATAGAACTAACAAATATATTGAAGCAGGTACTAAAGATAAGAAGTTTATGACTACAGAACTTGCTCATTACCAATACCTTACTGCACATTTTGAAAAGATGAAAAGAGCAGCTTGGAGTAATAAAGGATTAGAAGTTGTTAAAATGCAAGCAGCTTCTAAAAGAGCTAATTTCATATATAACTGTAAATCTAAAGTAGAAGCTGCTAAAAAGATTATAGATAAATATGAAAGATGCTTAATTTTTACTGCAAGAACTGAAGTAGCAGACACTCTTAGTAATGGAAATGGTTATCATTCTAAATCATCCTCTGAAGTACTTGATAAATTTATGTCAGGAGATATAAATAAACTTGGAGTATGTGAGATGACAAACATGGGAATTACATTTCCTAATTTGAAAGTTGGCATATTTCATCAAATGAAAAGTGGAGAAGAATCTGCAATTCAAAAAGTTATGAGAATGTGTAACTTAGAAGGAGATGAAGTAGCAAGAATTTATATCATTTATTACAAAGATACTGTTGATGAAACCTGGATTAAAAAAGCCTTAGAAGGTTTTGATGATGCTAAAATTACAAAATTATGACATTAAACCAAGAGTTATTTAAGTTCTTAAAAGAACACAAAGTGTCTGATATTGACCAGGCACTTTGTTATTTACTGTCAATATATCATGAATTAGCTTGTAGTACATTTTCAGAACAAACCATTAGAGAAGTTAATTCTTTAGGAATTGTAGAAAGAAACTACAAAGATAATACTGTTGAGTGGCATATAGCTTTATATGATGGTCAAAATACTGATTCTGTTTGGGAATGGGTAAATGATTATCGTAAACTATTTGCTTCTAAAAACAAGGAACGAGAAGGACACAAGAAAACTTGTGTTCAAAGAATGAAAAAGTTCTTTACAGAGTTTCCTCATGTAAGAAAAGATGATGTACTTGAAGCTACTAAAATGTATCTTAGAACTGTTGAACCTAAATTTGTTAAAACAAGTGAAAGGTTTATATATGATGGGCAAGGTGCATTTAGACAAAGTAACCTAAGTGTTTGGGTTGAAAAGTATTTAGAGTTAAATAAAAAGAATAAAGTTGACCCTAACATTAAAATGATGAAATAATGAATTTTAAAAATACTTTTGCTCAAGGTCAACAGGGGAATAACAAAGGTTTACCTACAGGTTTAAAAGCACTTGATAGAGCTATAGATGGAGTTCAAAAGAAATCTATTTATGGTGTAGCAGCAGGCCCTAAAGTTGGTAAAAGTACTTTAGTAGATTTTGCATTTGTTATTCATCCTATACTTTACTGTTTAGAACAAGGTATTCCAATTAGCATTATTTATTTCTCTTATGAGATAGATAGAGTTAAAAAAGAATTTGATTTTGCTGCTTTCTTTTTCTACCATGATTATCAAATAGATAAAGTCAAGTATGAAGGAGTTTATTATCCAATGTCTGCAAGATACCTTTTAGGTAAATTACAAGATGATAATGGAAATACTATTCCTGTATTAGATGAACATAAAGAACTACTTAACACAATTTATGAACAAAGAATTGTACCTCTATTTGGAGAATATGATGAAAAGGGAAATAAATTAAAAGAAGGAGTTATTATATTTATGGAAGATAGAGATAATCCTACAGGTATGAGAAATACTATTCTTGATTATGCTAAAAAGAATGGTCAATTTACATTTCAAGAATATGAAATTGTAGAAGAAGGAAAGAAAGTAAAAAAACAAAGACTTTTAGGGTATATACCAAAAGACAAGGAAAAAAGAACCATCATTATTACAGACCATATTAGAAAATTAAAAAGAGAAAGAGGTTATTCCATGAAAGAAAACATGGATAAATGGATAGAATATACAGTAGAACTTAGAAATTTTTGTCATTTTACATTTGTACATATTGTTCACTTAAACAGGTCTATTTCTAATATAGAAAGATTAAAGTTTAATGGTGAATTTATATACCCAACAGGTGAAGATGTTAAGGATTCAGGTAATTTAAGTGAAGAATGTGATTATCTATTAACTCTCTTTAATCCAACTGATGAAAAATATGGATTAGAAGTACATTTTGGACACACATTAAGTGATTATCCTAACTATAGGTCTATACACTTAGTGGAATCTCGTGATACAGAATGTCCACAACACTTAGCTGTACAAATGCTTGGTAATGTAAAACATTTTAAAACTTTATAATTATAATGGAAATACAAATTTTATCTGCTACATTTTCAAATCAAAAAGCTGAATTAAAATGTAAAGTTACTACTAATACTATTAGTGTATCAATTCTTGATAATTTAAAAAAATCATCTGTCATAGAAATGAAATTATCTGATGACATTAATAAATATTTTAAACATGTAAATACAATTTTTGAAAATTCAGAAATTATTTTAGTTTTAAAATCTTTTGCTTATGATGTACTTCCATCTGAATTGTTATTTTTATTAAGTGGTACAACGTGGCTTGAGATAAAACAATTGGATAATTTTGAAGACAAAGAATTAATTCAAAAATTACATAAAATAGAATCTTACATTTAACTATGTTTATATTAAATATCCAAGAAATTACTTTTGAAAAAAGTAAATGTTTTCTTCAAGTAAAAAGTAAAGAAATTATTGAATTAGACAATTACTTGTGTGTTAATAACTTTGGTAATAATAACAGGCAATTGTTTTTCAAAGTTAAGAAAATATCTATGAGTTCAAATGGAATAATTTTAACTCTTCAATCTTATGGTTGTACAGTTAGAACTTCTGATGTTGAGAAAATTAACATTAAAACCTTAGAAGATAACGGCACAGCATTTAATTGGTGTACAGAAACACAAGAAAAAGAATTAGACAAAATAGAATCTTATTGTTAAAATATAAAATAACAACTATGTCAAAAATTATGATTATTTCAGAGAGTGGATTTGGTAAATCTACCTCTATTTGTCCAAGTGAAGAACTTGGAATTAAGGGTTTAGACCACACCAAAACTTTTGTTATAAATGTTAATAACAAAGATTTACCTGCAAGAGGTTGGAAAAAGTTATACAAACATATTCAAGGTAAAGACCTTAGTACAGGTAATTATGTAGAAACTAACAATGGTTTAGATATTGCAGGACTTATCAGTATTTTAAATGAAAAGAAACCTGAAATTACTACTTTAGTAATTGATGATTTTCAATACATTATGTCAGATTACTATATGGAAAAGGCCAAAACAAGTGGCTTTGATAAATTCCAAGATATAGGATTCTTTATAGGTAAGATATTTTCTGCAATTCAAAAGTTTAAAGGTCATGTAGTTATCCTTACACATCCTGAAGAAGTGCAAGGTACTTATGGAACTTCATATAAAGCAAAAACTGCTGGAAAAATGGTTGACCAGTATATTACAATGGAAGGTAAATTTGATATTGTATTGTATGGTTCTCAAGAATTTGACAACAAAACTAAAAAAGCACTTAAACAATTTGTGACTAATTTTGATGGGAGATACCCAGCAAAATCACCAGTTGGTATGTTTCCACTTACAATGCCTAATGATTTAGGAGTAGTTATTGAACTTGTAAACAAATACTATGAAGGAGAATAAAAAACCAAGACCAAGAATAACTAAACAAGTTAAAAACTTTGTATTAGTATTTTCAACTGATAAAAACAATTTGTTAATTGTCAAAAATACATTGCATGGTGTGCAATAATTTTATTAAATTTGTACTCAAATCTTTTATATAATTTAAACTTCATTCAAATCCAATGGAAAACAAAAATCAAATTACAGTAACTGTAAGTGGTGTACTTACAGACCTTAACAATGGTATGTCAAGAAAAGAAATCAAGACTAAATACCAATTGAACAATGACCAAATGAAACAACTTTTCTCTAATGAAAACCTAAAAGGTAGAAAGGCTAAGAAGAGTGTTGGTGAACTAATCATCATTGATGACATTGCAACACCTGTTACTCAAAGAGAAGTAGTTGCAACTAAGGAAGAAATTGAAGAAGCTGAATTAGTAGCTACTATCTAAGCTTAACTTTAACAAACTTTTATTATAAAGAAAAGGAGAAAAACTCTCCTTTTCTTTTTGTTTTTACAAAACATACTTCATATATTTATCTTTTAATTTTAAAAAAACAATAATACTATGTACGGATATAGTGATGAAACTACAAGTGGTTTAAAATTTGGTATTAACCAAGCCAAAATGACAAAGTTTGAATTTAACCCTAATGGTGGTAAAGATGGTGCAGCTCAAGAATGTCTTGAAATTGTCTTTGAAATTAATGGTTCTCCTAAAAGTTATCGTCAATTTCCTGTAACTAAGGCTTATGAAAAGGGAGTAGAAATTACAGACCCTAAACATCCTGCACTCAAGAAAGAATTTAATGCTTTCAATGCAAAAATTTCACAACTTATGAAGTGTTTTGTTTCTGATGAAGAATTGAAACAAGGATTAATGGGTGTTTCAAACTTTAAAAGTTTCTGTAATGCACTTCAAAGTTTACTTCCATCTGATTTTGCTGAAATTGAACTTGATATTTTCTGTCAATATCAGTATCAAGCAAAAGAAGATAAACCTAAGTTTGTAGAAATTCCTAAAGATACCAAACAAGGCAAAGTGTTTACTCCTCATGTTGAAGGTGATTTTACAACGGTAACTATTAATTCTGAAACTAATGAATTTGTAATGAATGAAGTAGTTCATGAATTAGTACCATTTGGAACTAAGGAATATGCTCTTGAAATTGGTGAACATACTATAAATGTAGCTAAAGACAAAGGTATTATTTTTGTTAATGAAGCAGGTGAAGTTCATCCAATTAGCAGAACTGCATGGTTTGCAGCTTCTAATTGGGCTAAAAAAGATAATGGAGAAGAAGCTATTCAATCATCTTGGGATTAAAATAAACTAAAACTATGTACGGCTATCATGAACTAACTTATGATTTAACTGATGTTTTTAATCAAATAAATCAAACTGAAATCTTTAAACACATATTTGGAGATTTTAATGTGGGAGAATATATATGTTCTCCTTTTAGGAAAGATGATAGCCCAGGGTGTTGGATTCAGTTTAGAAATGGAAAACTTTACTTTACAGATTTTGGAAGTAGTAAAGTTAATTTAGATGCTATAGGAATTATTCAAGAAAAATATTCATTTTCTTTTAGAGAAGCTATTGAGTTTGTACTAAACTTTAAAGCTGAAAATAAAGAAAGTGAATATTTCTTGTTTAAACAAAAGAATTTTAACTCTGATAGTGGAGAAACATACATTGAAGTATGTCCAAAACCTTTTGATAATTATCAAATGGCATATTGGTCACAATTTGGTATTACAAGTACTCAATTGATTCAAGATAATGTTTTTGCTGTTAAATGGTATAGTGTAAATACTAAATCATTTACTCCATTTCCTATAGAAGCTTGTTATTCAATTAATTTTGGACAAGCTGTTAAAATATGTCGTCCTAAAGCTATCACTTACAAATGGATAACCAATGTAACTAAAAATACAATTGGTGGATACAAGTCTTTACCTTTTTTGGGTAAAGACTTATTCATTTCTAAAAGTTACAAAGATTGGAGAGTACTTTCCAATCTTGGTTTAAATTCCATTTACTTTCAAAATGAAGGTATGTTTCCTGAAATGGAAGTGCTTGAAACATATTTAAAACTATGGGATAATGTATATATATTATTTGATAATGATGATGCAGGCAAGAATGCTTCATTGAAACTTAAGCAATATATAAACAATGCTTATCCTAATAAATCACAAATACTTACACTTCCAACTATTGAAAAAGACCCTGCTGATATAATAAAAGCAGGTAAAAAATCACAATTACAACAATTTTTAAATTTAACAACAAATGAGAACAGTTAAAATTTATTCTACAACCAATGGTTTAAACCAATTGGAAACTAAAGCAACAACTTGGGGTCAATTAAAAAATGAAATGAACCTTAGAGGTATTAATTACAGTGGTATGAAAGCTACAGAAAGTAGCAAAAATAACACTCTTGAATTAGATGAAGCAGGATTACCTGAAGGTAATTTTGTACTTATGTTATCTCCACAAAAAACTAAAAGTGGTAATGGTATGAGTTACAATGAATTGAGAGCTGCAATTAAAGCTCTTGTAGATAGTAGTGATGAAGCTAAAGCTCACTTTAATCATAGTGGTAAAAACTACACAAACAGAAGTAGAGCAGAATTAGAAGAGTTATATGAATCTTATTTGAAACTTGTACCTGCTAAATCTGAAACTGTAAAAGTTGAAGAAAAAGTAGAATTTAGTCGTCCAATAATGAATCTTGTAGAAGATGAATCAGGTGAAATTGTTGGAGAATTTCCTGAAGATGAAGAAGGAAATGAAGGCATGATTACAGATTGCATTGATGACTTAATGCTTACTGATGAATATAATGAAAGAACTGATGATTTTGAATTAGCATTTCAATTGTTAAGAGGAGAAATTACTGCTGAAGAACTTAGAAGTAAAACTCCAATGATGCCAATTGTTCAAGAAAAAACAGCTCCTAAACTTTCACAAGAAGAAGAGGAGTGGATTAGAAAAATGCAAAATAAAGTTTGAAAGTCAACTCTTTTAATTATTGCAATTATGGTTTTAGGTAGTATAGGCTTATTACTTTTAGTTGCTTATACATTATAAAATTAAGGTCTTGGTAGAAATATCAAGACCTTTTTAATTTAACAACTATGCTAAGTGTAAAACATTATTTAAGTAAAAAAAATTGGGGTGAATACATTCCAATAATTGAAAGAAAATTAAGAAGTGAAGATGTAACAACTTGGTTTCCATATTATAATGAACTAAAAACAGTATTAGATAATCTTGGATTGGAATATGAAATATCTTTAAGTTATTCTTTTAAGGTGCATCATGTTGATTACAAGAATCATTTGTATTTTACAAGTGAAGATGTTCATCCACTTGTAGTCAAACATTTTACAAGTTATGACACTTGTGTAGTATGTACACCTGTTGTTAAAGTAACTATTCATTACCCTAAGATTCAAATTACTAACTA